GCGTTCCCCTTTTTCTTTTAAGGCTACCTCCATGCTCAAAAACACTCAGCCGATCGAGAAGCAAACCCTCCACAATCATTCCACCCTTGATGTCCATTCCCTGTTCTATACGATACAAGGCGAGGGGCCGTTTGCCGGGCATCCTGCGGTATTTGTCCGCCTCGCTGGTTGTAATTTGCAGTGTCCCATGTGTGACACCGACTATACCAGCGACCGCAGCATGGTAGACGCGCACGTTCTTGCTGCGAAATGCTACCAATTGGCAAACCCGAGCCGGGCGGTGTCGAAAACCCTTGTGGTCATAACCGGCGGGGAACCTTTTCGTCAAAACCTTCGGGAATTCGTCGTTCATTTGCTAAACGACGGGTTCTTGGTTCAGATCGAGACCAATGGAACACTTTACCAGAACTTGCCGTGGTGCGAAGATTTGACCATTGTCTGTAGTCCGAAAACCGGATCGATCAACAAGGATCTTCTCCCGCACATCGACGCCTTCAAGTATGTTCTGAGTGCGGACAGTATCAGCCCTTTTGACGGGCTTCCAACCAAGGCTCTGGATCATCCAAACTCAGGCAGGGTAGCACGCCCGCCCACTGGGTTTTCTGGTACAATTTACCTGCAGCCTATCGACAACCATGGCGGGGTGTTACTCACAGAGCACTTGGACGCCTGCGTTAAAAGCTGCATGACGCACGGTTACACTCTCGGGCTTCAACTGCACAAGCTCATTAACCTTCCATAGGGGAAAGCATCAAATGAAAAAACGGGCTTTGGTCGTATTGTCGGGCGGACAGGATTCGACGACCTGTCTCTTCTGGGCGAAGCAACACTACGAAGAAGTACATGCCATTACCTTCGACTACAGGCAACGGCACTCGATCGAAATCGAAGCGGCTATCGTCATTGCCAATATGGCTGGGGTCGGCGAGCGTCATGAGATTGTCAATATCCCGGATTGTCTCGTCTCGACCAGCCCGCTGACCTCCGGCTCGAAGTTGGAGCAATATGAGAACTTCGAGCAGATGGATCGAGTGATCGGCGATCGGGTGGAGCTAACCTTTGTCCCGATGCGAAACATGCTTTTCCTGACTATCGCGATGAATCGGGCAGTCGCACTGGGGCAGGGCACCGACGTGATAACCGGGATTTGTCAGGCGGACAATGCCAACTACCCAGACTGCACCGAGGCGTTTCGCATGGATTTCGAACAAGCGGCGAACCAAGCCCTGCAATCAATACCCGATCCCAGCAATCCGCTCCATCGGGTCGTCGCCCCGCTTATGTTTATGAGCAAGGCCGAAACGGTCAAGCTTGCCCACAAGCTTCCGGGATGTTGGGGAGCCCTCGCATACACGCATACCAGCTACGACGGCGGGTATCCTCCGGTTGATATGAACCACTCCAACGTTCTTCGGGCACAAGGGTTCCGCGAAGCCGGATTACCAGACCCGCTGGTGCTGCGGGCAGTTTTCGAAGGGCTCATGAACTATCCAAGCACCGAGAACTACAGTGACGAGGTGATCTTCCGGAATTCGTACCTGTAGAAATGGCCCATACCAAATTCCGCACTCTGACCAACGAAGAGCTGCTTTCGCTTGTTCAAACCGCCCGCTTTCACAGTCCGATTATTGACGAGTTGGCTTCGCGGTTTGAACAAGCTGAATTTGGCGAGAGTGACGTTTTAGCGGAAACTGAGGAATCCGCGCAAAAGCCAAGAGCGTTCGCTTGTCCCATTTGCAATGCCGAACTTTTGGGATCTGTGAACTTGATAGATGATTGTGTTACCGTAGAGATCAGAAAATGATAGTCATCAAAGCAAGCCGTTACCACGACATTTCAGTCGGACATCGTGTAGCCGGCCACGAAGGAAAATGTCAGCATTTGCATGGCCACAATTATCGGATTCACTTTGAAATCGAGGGTCCGAAGCTGGACGCCATCGGCCGCGTCCTTGACTTTTCGGTCATCAAGGAACGGCTTTGCGTGTGGTTGGAAGCCACATGGGATCACAAATTCCTGGCATGGGCCGAAGACCCGCTGATGACCGAACTCGTTGCCCCGATCACGCTCCCGCCAACTTTGACCCCCGCGGAGCGTAACTTCAGCGCCGAACTTTGGAAAATGATCGTGGAAAGCATGGTTTGGGTTCCGTTCAATCCGACGGCCGAGAACATGGCGAAATTCCTGATCGATGAAATCGGTCCGGCTCAATTGGAAGGAACTGGTTGCACGCTGACTTCGGTGATGATCGAAGAAACCCGCAAATGCAGCGCAATCTGTCGTCTGGAGGTTTGACAATGCTTACATTGACCCACAAAACTACCATGGAGTTGGTTGAGGCTCTCGCTCGAAAGATTTGGGAGTGGAGGGCCGAGAGTTACGATCTTCTCAAGGTCTATCCAATTCCAAGAGGCGGGATTCCGGTCGCCTACGCGCTGCTTCCGTACGTTCATTCGACGATAGTAGATCACCCAGCAGAAGCGGACATCTTCGTCGATGACTTGATCGACAGCGGAAGAACTCGGGCACGTTTCATGGAAGCGTATCCGGGCAAGGAGTTTTTTGCCCTGATCGACAAAACCAACGCGGCCCCAACGCCAGCTAACCTGGCCGGCTGGGTGGTTTTTCCATGGGAGGTCACTGCCGACGGAAAAGATCAAAGCGCGGACGACATTGTCGTTCGGTTGCTCCAACACATTGGCGAAAACCCGAATCGGGGAGGGCTAGCGGATACGCCTCGTCGCGTACTCAAGGCCTGGCAACACTGGGCCGGCGGGTATGGGGCTGACATCCCGGGAATTCTCAAAACCTTCGAGGATGGAGCGGCCTCGTGCGATGAGATGGTGGTGGTAAAGGATATCCCTTTCTACAGCCATTGTGAGCACCACCTGGCCCCATTCTTCGGCACGGTCACGGTTGCGTATGTCCCGAACGGCAGGATTGTGGGCCTCTCGAAGCTGTCCAGAGTGGTGAGCGCCTTTGCTCGTCGCCTGCAAGTACAGGAACGCCTGACTAACCAGATTGCCGACGCCCTGCAAGAGCATTTGGCCCCGCTGGGCGTTGGAATTGTGGTTACCGCACGACACTTGTGCATGGAATCCCGCGGGATTGAGCAGCAAGGATCGACAACCATTACCAGCGCGCTCCGGGGTGTCATGCGGGATTCAGCATCGGCAAGATCAGAGTTCTTGGCATTGTCCAAGAAGTAGTTGCCGACTTGGATTGACGGCGAGACAATGAAGGTTCCAACTAACCCACAGGAGAACCCAATGCCTGACTACTACGAGATCCAAATTTCCTCGAAGCAAAGGAATCGGCTTGTTGAAGCACTGCGCAAGTTCAACAACACTCATCCCGAATTGCCTGCTGACAACTGCTTTGACCTCGATACTGATCATCCAGAAGCACTGGCCAACATGCTTGAAACCCTCGAGGAAGACTGTCTGAATTGCCTGGCGATGTAAAGGTTGCCTTTTGGATCGGTTGGTGAGATTTCAAAGCTTACCAACCGACTAATTCGAAGGAGTCCGGAATGATTGAGCACGTTGCAAAAGTCTCTCTCCATCAAATCGCCCTTTTACGGGCCGCAAACCTCGAGGTAAAACACGATGGCCACATTTATCGCGTCTTGACCAGAACTTGGTCGGAGGTCGAGACTTTGCATCGGATAATTCCTGATCCAGAACACGCACCGAGCTTTCGCAATGGCGACTTCCGCATCTACAAAGCAACGGTGACGCAAGTATGAGCTTGCGACTGTACCTCGCCGGCCTCTATACTTCCAATTTCGACTTGGGAGGAACGGTCTTCGGAAAACTAACCGATCCGGAAAAAGAAGCCCGGATTGGTGTCAAACACTATCTCGAGTCATATCACTACATCCATCGAGAATCAGCGATTAAGAAAATCCGACAAGATGGCAAAACGGTATTCTTGGACTCGGGAGCGTTCTCAGCTTTCACCAAAGGCGTGCAGGTCGATCTCCCCGGTTATTGTGAATATGTGAAAAAGAACGCGGACATTATCGAAGTCGTCGATGGAGTGCTTTGTGCCTCGGTACTTGATGGGATTGGTGATCCCTTGCAAACCTATCAGAATCAAGTGGCAATGGAGTCACTTGGCGTCAAACCCTTGCCCTGTTTTCACTATGGCGAGGATGAAAGGTATTTGGAGTTTTACATTGCCAACTACGAATATGTCACCATTGGCGGAATGGTGCCGATCTCGACGCCGCAGCTAATCCATTGGCTCGACCGAATATGGGAACGACACCTGACCGATGGATCAGGTCGGCCCAGAGTCAAAGTGCACGGATTCGGTTTAACGACGATGTCGCTTATGAAACGGTACCCGTGGTTCTCGGTTGACTCTTCGACCTGGGTACAGAACGCGGCGAATGGAATGATCTTTTTGCCAGGCGTCGGCACGCTAAACATTTCTTCTAAATCCCCTTCGCGAAAGTTCGAAAATCAACATTTGACTACGTTCACCGAAATACAAAGGCAGGCAATAATCGAGTACATCAGAGAGCTGGGATTTGACCCAGATCGTCTAGCTGATGAATACGTGAGCCGTTGGGCGTTCAATTGTTGGGCATTCACCAAAGAAGCTGAAGCTAGCACTCTTGAAACTTACGAACGGGCTCAACCTGAACTGTTCTAACATGGAAAATTAATGCTTGACGCTTTGCGCTTTGTGCAAGGAGCGGTGGCCAAGAAAGACTTTGTCCCGACTCTCCAGCACTTCAGAATCGAAGGTGGAACAATCCGCGGCTACAATGGGATGATGGGTCTGTGCTGTCCCATTGCTCTCAATCTTGATGTTTGTCCGAAGGCAGTGCCGTTTATCAAAGCAATCCAGACGTGCAAGGATACCATCGCTATCCACATGACTGCCGGCGGTCGGCTCAGTATCAAATCTGGAACCTTCAAAGCTTTTGTTGATTGCATCAATGAACCATTCCCAGAGGTGTTGCCGGAAGGGCAGTGTATTGATCTGAAAGGGGAATTGCTGGGAGTTTTGAAACTGCTTTCTCCGTTCATCGCCGAAGACGCTTCCCGTCCATGGGCAAGGGGAATTTTGCTTCGAAACCAATCCGCATTCGCTACCAACAACGTTTGCCTGATCGAATATTGGCTTGGCTATGATTTTCCAATCGAGCTGAACATTCCAAAAGCAGCGGTCTCCGAATTACTTCGCATTAATGAGGAGCCAACTGGTTTGCAATTCACCGAGTCAAGCGTAACCTTTCATTTTGCCGGACAACGGTGGCTCAGAACTCAAACATATTCGACGATCTGGCCGGATCTTGGCAAAATCTTTGACCAGCCGGCAGCCCTTGCGCCCGTGCCTGCGGGCTTGTGGGAGGCAGCGGCAGACTTGGCCTCATTCACTGACGACATGGAACGCGTTTTTATTCGAGAAGGTATGCTCGCGACAAGTTCGATAGAAGGCGAAGGGGCTGTTATCGAGATTCCGGGGCTGCTCGAGCCGGCGTGTTTCAATTTGAAACAACTGCGACTGCTCGAAGGGGTCGCCACCTTGCTCGACTTGAGCAAGTATCCCGCGCCTTGTGCTTTTCGCGGCGAACGAATTAGAGGGGCTATTGTCGGGATGCGGGCGTAATGGCCCGGTCTGACATCTGTGGATTCTTCTGGGACGACACCCCGCCACCGAAGCCGCCGAAGAAAGAAAAGCCCAAGTGTATTCCACCCGAGCCTGTCTGGCTGCTTCCGGACTACCTTCCGGGATTGGATCAGGCATTGGCTCACAAACCGGACCTGTTCAACGATTATGAACTTGGCCAAGCTGCAATAGCCGGCGATCGACTGGTCTGGGACATTGAATGCTATCCGAACTACTTCTTGGTGGCCTTCAAATCCTTGACAAGCGGCAAGATCGTTTATTTTGAAGCAGACGCCGAGCATTCGCTCGACATTGCCAAACTCAACTGGGTACTCCAGTCGTTTCTGCTTGTAGATTTCAACGGGAATAAGTACGACGTTCCGATTGTCTCAATAGCGGTCAACGGACGCTCAACTGCTGACTTGTTCGCAGCAACTGACCAGATAATCAACGGCGGGCGGGATGTCAGACCACATCATGTTCTTCGGCGCTTCAAAACCGAGCGGTTTAAAGTCAATCATATTGACCTGTTCGAGCTTGTTGCTCTGCATCCTTCGCTCAAGCTGTTAGCGGGTCGTTTGCACGTCAAGCGAATGCAGGATCTCCCGTTTGCAGCTGGGACCATGTTAAGCCCAGAGCAAATTGCAATTACCCGCTGGTATTGTTTCAATGATTTGGACAACACCGAAGCGCTGTATCTCGAACTATCGCCCGACATCACACTCCGTGAAAAAATGTCGCAACGCTATGGGGTTGATTTGCGCTCCCATTCAGACGCTCAAATTGCCGAGAGCGTGCTAACGTCTGAAATCTTGAAAATAACAAAGCAGAAACGGCTGCAGCGCCCGACAATATCGCCCGGAGCGATGTATCGGTATCATGTGCCAGCATTCATCCAATACAAAAGTGACTTGATGAACTGGGTGCTGTCTCAAGTCAAAGCCGCATGGTTTCAGGTCGGGAACAAGGGCAAAATACTGATGCCGCCCGAGATCAAAGGGTTAAAGATCCAAATTGCCGACGGTCTCTACAGAATGGGAGTCGGCGGGCTGCATAGTTCGGAAAAGAAAACCGCTCACATTGCGGGCGAAGATTTCCTTCTGTTAGACCGGGACGTTCGTTCGTACTATCCAGAGATCATACTCAAATGCCTTCTAGCTCCGACTCATCTCGGAATGCCGTTTCTGAGGGTCTATGGTCGGCTGGTAAGCGAACGCCTTACAGCAAAAGCCGCCGGAGAAGAAACTACGGCAAACAGTCTGAAAATCGTGGTCAATGGATCGTTCGGCAAACTGGGCAGCATGTTCTCAGTCTTGTACTCGCCCGACTTGCTGATCCAAGTAACAATCACCGGACAGCTGGCGTTGCTGATGTTGATCGAGCGGCTTGAGCTAATCGGAATACCTGTGGTCAGCGCTAACACTGATGGCGTGGTTGTCAAATGTCCAAAAGCAAGGGAAGCTGAGTTGAATTCGGTAATCGCTCAATGGGAAGCAGACACTGGCTTTGAGACTGAAGAAACGCGCTATCTGGGCATTTTTTCCAGAGATGTCAATAACTACTTTGCCGTGAAACAGAAACGTGGTGAGGCGCCGGGAACATGGCTTACTGAGGCAAGTGGCTGCAAGGTAAAAGGCATTTATTCAGAGCGTGGGTCAAGCAGAAATAGCATCCTAGCTAAAAATCCAACCACACAGATTTGCAGCGATGCGGTTCAGCGAATGCTAACCACAGGTATCCCGGTACATGAAACAATCTACGCTTGTCGGGACATTCGGCGTTTCCTGTCGGTTCGAACAGTCAAAAGCGGTGCGGTCAAAGACGGACAATATTTGGGCAAAGCAATCCGCTGGTACTATGCGACCGGGATCGAGGGCCATATTGTCTATGCAAAATCCGGCAACATGGTTCCCAGATCGATCGGGGCGAAACCTTGCATGGAACTGCCTTCTGAATTTCCGCTAGATGTTAATTACGAGTGGTATGAGACCGAAGCGTTGAAAATTCTGGCCCAAATCGGCTTTCTCGAGATTGAGTTGCCCGAGGACGAGGACGAGGACGAAGACGAGGACGAGGATGAGGATGAAGATGAAGATGAATGAACTGGTTGTCTTCTTGGATTGAACCTGTACAATGTAGGTATTCAATCAATACAGAGGAGGACGATCATGAGCACAAAAGGCATTGGCCCCGGATGGTTTGGACCGGTTCGGGTTAGCCGCGTCATGTCGTCATCTCATCATGCTGCCGGTGATTGGTGCGTTGAACGGCAATTTGGTCGGGTTGCGACGCCGACTTGGAGAGCCATATCCGGTCATTACACCGAAGAAGCTGCTATCAAGGCAGCCGCGGCATTTACCAAGCGCGTTTCAAAGTAACCAATCGACCTGCCACGGAGACAACGATGAGAATGTGGATGACCCCGCCCGAAACAATGTGCCGCAAGCACTTGCTAGGCGAACATGTTGAACTACACATGTTTGTCGGCACGCTCAACAAGGGCACTTCAATTGATGGCTTCTTGACCAAGAATTTGCTCGAGCCGGAAAGCCTGTATGAGCGGCATGAGATCCTTGCCGCCGAAATGAGCCGCCGAGGATATGCCCATGGAAGCCCGCTACCAGCAGTTTGTGGGGTGACCTTGACCTCCCAACAGCGCAAGGTCAAGGTTGATCGCCAAGCCTCTCTTGTTGAGTTGCACCGGCGTTGTCCTGAATGCCTGGCCTTGTTTCGGGCTGAAATATCTCCGAAATGAGTTGCTTCATTTGGCGTAGTTCTAGATAATTACTACATCAACCACCCGCCCCGGACCTGCTGCCATGAAAAAAGCCCAAATCATCATCGAGTTCAACCCATCGACCGGTGTAAAACGTCCGTATGAGTGCTATTGGGTCAATGAGGAAAGCGGGCGTATTTTCAACTCAAGCAGCGCTACGATCGAAGGCGCCCGCAAATCCGCCAAGGCAACGGCAAAGCGCAACGCGTCTTACTACACTGTTGAGATCATCGAGAACCTTTGAATCACCGCCCCGGCGTTCCGGGGCTTCATCTCACCCACTCAGGAGTTAGCCATGAACACCACTCAAAATTGGTCGAAGTATCAAAGCAAAATTTTCGCGTTCGTCGAGGACGCATCCGCTGGCAATGCCGTGGTTGAAGCCGTTGCTGGGTCTGGCAAATCGACCACTATCGTGGAGTGCATGAACCGCATCCCCGCCGGCAAAACCGCCATCTTCCTGGCTTTCAACAAAGCCATTGCCGAGGAGCTCAAGGCCCGCGGAGTGAATGCCCGGACGTTCCACTCCCTGACCTACAGCCCGGTTACTCGGGCACGCAACGCACGGAACATCGAGACGGCGAAGCTTCAGCTCATCATCAAGGAAAAGCTGTCGGGCAACGACGCCTTCCTGTACGGCGGGTTCATTTCAAGGATGGTCGGCCTTGGTCGGCAAGCTGGGATCGGTTGCCTTGTTGCAGACACGACCCAAACCTGGCTTGAGATTTGTAACCATCATGACCTCGAACTTGAGAATGAAAACGCCGAGCTTGGCCGCGCACTCGAACTGTGCGGGCAATTGCTGCGGTGGTCAAATGCAGACTCTCGGCTCGATTTCGATGATCTGCTCTACCTGGCCGTCAAAGACGGGCTTTCGCTGCCGAAGTTCGACTACGTGTTCGTGGATGAAGCGCAGGACACCAATGCAATCCAGCGGGCCCTGCTTCGCAAAATCTTGAAGGCCGATTCCCGCATCATTGCTGTCGGCGATCCCGCTCAGGCGATCTACGGCTTTCGCGGGGCCGACTCCGACTCGTTGAATTTGATTGCCGAAGAGTTCAATTGCAAAAGCCTGCCATTGACGGTGTCTTACCGCTGCCCGACCAAAGTGGTTGAATATGCCCGGCATTGGGTTTCTCACATCGAGGCGGCTCCGACCGCCGCCGAAGGCGAAGTGCTTGACCTTGGAACAAAATGGGAACTTGACAAATTCGTCACCGGCGACCTGATCGTTTGTCGCACCACCAAACCGCTGATCTCCCTTGCTTACAAATTCTTGAGCGCCCGTATCCCGGCCAAGATCATGGGTCGGGAAATTGGGCAAGGTCTCAAGTCCTTGATCAACAAGTTGAACGCCAAGGGGATCGACAGCTTGATGCTCAAGCTTGACGCTTGGACAGATCGGGAAACTGAGAAGGCAATCGCCAAACAGCAAGAGAGCAAGGTTGAGGCAATTCAGGACAAGGCCGACGCAATCCTTTGTCTTATCAACGGAATGCTTGAAACCGAGCGGACAATCCCGGCGCTGTTGGCAATCATCGACGCCCTGTTCTCAGATTCAAAAGGCGGAATTACGCTGGCGACGATCCACAAGGCAAAGGGTCTTGAAGCCAATACCGTTTTCTGGCTGAACAGCTCACAGTGCCCCGCCAAGTGGGCCAAGTCAGGATGGCAGATTCAGCAAGAAAACAATCTTTGCTATGTCGCCGTGACCCGCGCCAAGCACCGTCTGGTGTTGATTGAAGACCAGAAACGCTAAACCCAGCAGCAGAATAGACAAGCCGGCAACCGTCGGCTTGTCATTTACACAGGAGATGAATATGGCCACAGTTGGCGAGTTCAAAAAGAAATTCGAAGAGCTTCCCGATTCCGCCCAGCTCGAGTTCTGGGTCGTACTTGATGGGAGGCTTGTCGAGCTGACGATAAATCCAACGAGCACGAACATCCGGTCCCCGACCGATCAGATTGCCGAGGTTCTTTTGACGACGGTGGAAAACGCGCGCCGGATCAAAAAGAAGCGGGCTTTGAATCGTTTGTCGAAATGAGCACCAACGTCTTCGCGTTTCCTCCAACGGAGACGATGACGCCTGAGCAGGCGCTGCAATCCGCATTGCAGCTTGCCGAACACGGCGGGCTGCAAGACTGCCTCGTCGTAGGCTACGACAGCGACGGTGATCTGTTTATCCGGTCTTCCCGAATGGATCGAAAAATGGCATTGTGGGTTGCCGAACAGCTGCGACTGTACGCACTTTCTTGACTTTGAAAGCAGACTGTATCAAACAACGCCACTTGAAAGGTCTTGAAAATGCAGACAGTCAAGCAAATCGGCGGACCGACAATCATGCTCGTCAGCGGCGAATACTTCAATCTGGAAGACCCGAAGGCGTCGAAATTTGACATCTGTGATATCGCGCATGCCCTGTCACATATTTGTCGGTACACTGGGCATTGCCGCTCGTTCTACAGCGTTGCGCAACACTCGGTTCTGGTATCACTCATTGTTCCTCAGGAGCACGCTCTTGCTGCCTTGTTGCATGATGCCGCTGAGGCTTTTATCGGAGATGTCGCCAAACCACTGAAAAGCCTCTTACCCGACTATCGGCGCATTGAAGCACGTGTCGAAAAGGCTGTATTTGAGCGTTTCGGATTGCCCGCAGAGCTTCCGCCGTGCGTAAAGAAAGCCGATCGCATTTTGCTGCGCACCGAGCAGCGCGACCTGACGGAAGCAAATTCACATCAATGGTCGTGGACTGACGGTGTGGAGCCGCTTGTTGAACAGATTGTCCCGCTTAGACCTCAGGAAGCAAAAAGGAAGTTTCTGGATCGGTACGCAACGTTGATTTGTAAGACAACTTGACGCAAGTACTAGAACAAAGGTGTTTTACCGCACCAAGACACCCAAATTGAACCAGCTAGAACAAGTGCCAACAATGTGGCTATGGCAGCCCATCTTCGCACGGCCCGTGCCAGGGCCACTTCCTGTCGCAGTCTGTCGAGACAAGCGGCACAGCGGGCGTCCCGGGCTTGTTGTTTGACTTCTATGGCCCCTATCCGCCGGTCGGTGGCATCGTCCATGTTTGGCCCGATAACACAAGCGCAATGTCTCGACGCAGTCCTTCAACGTAGATATCCCGCTCACCGTCAATTCGCGCTTCCTGAGCAACCGCGGCCAGATAGTTGTCGCAGCGAAACAAAAGCTGGCGCAGCAGAGTAAGTTCCGCTTGCGCGGCCAAGGCGGTCGCCTCTGCGTCGATCCTTGCAGCCGGCGATTCTGCCGGTCTCGACCTTGGGCGTGTCATCGTAATCATGTGGCTTTCCGCATGAGACCATTGCCAATTCCGGAGTCCGTGATCCACTCCGCGACGTCTGTGCTGCGTCTTCTGAGCCTTTGAGTGTTGCCAACAGGTTCCGGTTTCCCTGCAACGTGGTCTTCGTGCGACTCCCTGAGCGCGTTGAACTCAACAGCGAACTTCTTCACTGCTACGTACAATTGCGCTCGTGTTTCACGGGCAATGGCCAACATCTCCAACATGATTAGAATCTGGATTGCCCAGATGATCCCGAATATTACAAACACACCGTATGATACTTCCATTATCGTTTCTTTCCCTTCTCAAGTTCATCAATCCTGCGGTCCAACGAGTCAATGTGACGCTGCAGCCGTTCTTCCAAGCGCTGTGCGTCGGAGCCCCGGAATCGGTCGCTGGTTGCCGCAGCCTTTTCTGTTCTAAGAGCAGATAGTTCCTCCACCATGAACCGTTGTCGTTCCGCAATGGTCGGAATCAACTCAACTTGTGCTGCGCGGCCCTCATACTTGGTGCGAAGTTCGGTCAGTGTCTGTTGCACGCTGAACAACGACGTTGCCGCAGCAATTAGTCCGGCGGTCAAACCACCGGTCAAAACTGCCGACCACTTGATCTGCCCTTCCTCATCCTTGATAATGGACGTCGCAGCAACAGCCAGCAACTCCCGATGTTCTGAAATTGCCCGCGCTTTTGCAACCAGCTGCAACCAAATATCGTTCCCTATGTCCATGTATCACTAACCTATCGGAATGTTGCAAGTAAAAGGCTTGTCAGTCAAACGTCCGGCGTGGTTCGGACAACGTCGGTGCCATCGGCCATGAGATGCGCTCGTTTGGTTTGAGCGACAACGACACCCGCCCCGCCCGCCGTTTTGAAGGTAGTGGTAAAAGCCCCGGTATTGCTGCAGAAGACAATGCCTTCCCAGTCATTTGGTACGATGACGTTCCGGTTTCCGCTCAGCACCCCGGTGGTTGTCAAGTATCGGGCGGCGGCCTGTGCTTGCGTCAGAGTCACATCAGCTCCAGTCACCGCAACAGAGACCTTGCTGGTGATATGTGACGGCGCAACCCATGCGCGATTGTCAGTGTAGCTGGTAACAGATGATGCTCCGGTCACCACAATATAGAGCGGAATGGCGCCTGCGGTGAAACCTGTCGTGTTCTTAGACACGACTCCGGCTCGAGTGGCCTCGATGTAGTTTGTCGTTGATGCGCTCAACACTAGGGCAGCGGCATTGTTGGCAATGGCCGTCAACACTCCATCAACCAGCATTAGACCGCCATAGTAAAACCAGTTGAGTCCCGAGCAGAGCGAGCCGCGACGTGCGAACAACATTGCCTGACTAGCGGCGTTGAACAAGTCATTGGCAGTCACTTCCTTGGAAGATTGTGACTGAACAATCAGATCGAGCAAGCTGGTTGATCCAGACATGGTCTTACCTCGTGATAGATGTGGTTAGCGGGTATCCACGACCAACTGTGGCTGAAATTTGATAAAGCTTCAGGTAAAGCGTTCCTTGGTTGCTTCCGAAATCTGCTGTCTGATCAGCGCTTGTATAGGCTGCGGTTGGAGAAGTGACAGAAATCGTGCGTTTAACCGTCGCATAGGTGCCATCGCTATAGATGTCGATTTGATACGCTTCGCTGGCCTCACCGAGGGCTGCATCGACGTTGTCGCGCCATTCACCACCATCTCGGGTTCGCCTGATCCACGTCAACTCCCAATTGTTTGAAGAATCGCGATTGCCAGTCAGATAAATTGGGGCCAATGGTTTGAGATTGACAGCGGAATAAGCGAACGTACGATCGCCATCTGTTCCGATATCTCTGTCATAAGTAATCCCACGATAGAGATATGGAAGGCCAATTGTTCCAACGCCCATAACAATCAGCGCCAAATCAACGGTATCTAGCAAAACAATCGAATCGCCTATCACATGCGTGCCCATGTACTGCTCGGTACCAAATCGCCCGCGCAGGAAATTGGACAGTGTGTAAGTTGATCCGCTGACAAGCGTACAGGTCATTGCGGCAATGATTTCCCACCGGCCATTCACGCCATAGGCAAAGTAGTTTGCTCCACCAAACAAAGCAAGCTGCGTAACACTAGACAATATGCCTTGTGACAACACGACCGTTAGCACACTACCGTTGTCCATAACTCTAGAATCAACAGAGCCGATGACCGTGCTTGCAGTTCCCATTGTGCAGCCAGGCGCGCCGAAATCGTGCAAATCTACCCACGTGCTTCCAGAATCCGTGGATTGCATCAAAGATCCACCATCCCAGCCGGTCAAAACGCCGGTCATTGCCGCCAAGAAGCAAGGTGTATTTTGAGCGGTGCTAATCTCAGGCAGATCCAACAATACATAGACCGATGCACCGACCGGGGTAAGGGTGACCGGTCCGGTGACTGCAGAAGCAACCCCGATTGCAGCCGGAGTGTAAATCGCAGCAGCAGCCCGCTTTGCCTGACACTCAACCCGACCATCGCTGCTATTGGTGACGGAGACCAAGCGAAGGCTAGAAGTGCCCTCTGGCATGTTTAACGTCACTACATCGCCCGGTTCCAATTGATTATACGTTGGCGGCAGATTGAACAACAAGTCATGCCGCTCAAGCCAGTACATGTAAAGGAGAACTTCGGCTTTGCCGGCTGCCTCGGTTGCTGTCAGCACGATCGGCAGTTCAAGAGTCAGCGAATTGACAGACGATGTATTTAACCGCTCTGCATATTGCACGCCGGTATTGTACTCGCGGGCGTGATCGAGGTATTGCACTGTCACACGACGCGGAAGCTGACTGTCCATTTCGCGAACTGTAGTTAGCTGCACTCCGGGAGCACTTCCATCCGAACGTGCGTCTAGGTCGGATGCTGGAATGGTGACCACAGATGCCCCACCTCGGGCTACGAACTTGATTTTATATCCCGCTTGGACAATATCAAACGGCCAAGCCGCCTGCAGCGGTTCAAGAGCGGCTCGAATCGAACCCAGTGAACCAATGCGATAACCCCGAACTGTTTGGGTAAGCGCTGTGATATCGAGATCTGCTGCGGTGAGAAGGCCGGATTCCAGGCACTCGGCGCTGACGATCTCGCCGAGGACGATAGGCAGCGGGCTGGAGATTTGCTTGGTGATGCGGAAGCCCTGGCCCGAGCCCGACGGGACGGCGATGAGCAGAAAATTGGCGTAGAACGCCATGTGGTTCAACCCAAGGTTTGGTCCGTC